CCCCCTCTAAAAACCCTTTCGCGCGATCATATCCTCGCGCCGTCGTTTTGAAAAAGTCGACGACGGCGCCAAACGTATGAGCGATGAACTCGGCGGTTTCGGCGAGTTGTCGCATCGTCGTCTTGAAATTATCCAACGCGTTCGGATCTTTGAGCAGCGCCTCGAAATCGTCGACCCAAGCCCCTAGCATCGCGCTCAGCGCGCTCGTGACCTCGTTGATGGCTTTGCCGATCGCGGGCGCGTTCGCCGTCAGGAAAGCGTCGAATTCCTCGAGCGGCGCGGTGAAAGACTTCCCAAGCCCCGCGCCGATCGTATTGCCGATGGCGTCGAGTTTTCGCGCTACGTCTCGCCATGCGGTCTGAAACGCATGGCCGTCGTCGGTCGCTTGATCGATATTCAAACCGAGCGTTTGTCGATAATCGTCGAAGGCCTTCAAATCGGGAAGGACTTCGTCGAGATGGCGTTTCATCAACAAAATGGGCTGGTCGGAGATTCCGATCGTCGCGGTTAGGGTTTCGACGTCCTGAACGCTTATGCGCCGCAGGTTTTCCAGCATACGTTGCTGGATTTCCAGCTTTCCGGTGGTCGCGTTGAGGCCGAAACCCAATTCGTTGAGGATCGTGATATTGTGCGAATTCTCTCGCAAGCGCCGCCCCGCGTCTTGAATCACGGAGGCCGCTTGGCCGGCGTCGCCGCCGTATTTTTTGATCAACGTGGGAAAATCATTGGCGAGCGCGGGCGAGACGTTGGCGCGTTGCGCGGCGAAATACAGCGTATCGAATTTTGTCGCCGCGTCCTTGACGGCTTTCCCGACTTTGACCGCCATGGCGACCAGCGCGTCGGCCAGCAAATTCGCGCGCAAGGTCGCGCTTTCGATCGCGCCCTCGAATTTGGCCTGATCTATCTTTGTTTGCTCGGTTTTCCAATCGAGGGCGACGAGGAAAGATTTCAGCGTTTCCGGCATGCGCGCGCTCTCAGTTGTGCGCCCCTTGTAAATTGCGCGTCAAGTCGGCGGGGGCTTGGGGAATTCCGGCCGCTACCATGGGCGCGGTCGGCGTCGGATTGCCACTGCCGCCCTCGACGACGATCTTGGTGTCCATCGGCGCGTGGATCGTGGCGCCACCCGCCTCGCCCGCGCCTCCGAGCAACGGCGACGCATCGCCGCCTAGCGACCATTGCGGGGGAATCGTGAATGGCTGGAGGCTATCGGAACTGGCGCGAGACGGCGCCGGCAATGGCGCTTGCGCCGTCTTGTCGCCTAGATAGGTTCCGGTAGCGGCGCTTCTGATCGCCGAATAATTCGAGGCGTCGCCTTCGCCCAAACCGCGCCCGAAATAATAGGCCTTGGAATGGATTCCGCCCGATCCGTCGTATTGCTCGGCCATGTTGAAGCCGATCCGATTGCCCTTGGCGTCGAGAATGTAGCTTTGAAACACTCCCGCGTGGTCGCGATTGGCGCCCGGCGTGCCGCTCCCGCCGCCCGCGTAGCGATCCGAGGGATTTCCCTTGGCGTCCAGGAACGTCGCCAAGGGCTGTCCAGGCGTCAAGGTTCCCGCCGCCGCGCTTTCGGCCCGCCGCCAATCGTGGACGTTCCATTGCCCCGGCCCGAGGCCTACGGCCGCCGCGGCTAGGCTTACGCATTCATCGTTCGATATCAGGCCCGCCGCCTTCATCTTTTGCAGCCGCGTCACGATTCCGTCGGCCGAAGTATCGCCGCCGGCGAGCCCGGCATTGACGGGAACGGCGTCGATCGCGGCCAGCCGCTTGCCGATCGGCGCGAAATAGGCGGTTCCGCTCGTGCCAAACGCGTCTCGTCCGGCCGCGCCCGTATCGAGATATCGATTCGCGCCGCCGACGCCTTGGTTGTGGGCGTAGCCGAGCATTTGCAGTTGCTCGGTTTTCGACATGGCCGCAAACCGGGGATTTTTCATGAGTTGGCGGTAATGCTCGAGCGTGTAGTTTTCCATGAACTGTTCTTGCAGTTCGGGATTGGCGAGGAAGTCCGCCTGCGTCGGCGTGGAAATGCCGAGACGCGCGGCGGTTTCGGCAATTTCGCCCGGCCCCATTTGATAGCGGCCCGCGTAATGGCCCCCGGCGCCGCCCATGCGGTCGTAGCGCTTGCCCTCGATGTCGGTAAGACCTTCCTTGAAGGCCCCATATTGAGCGGCGCTGAATCCCGTCCCCGCCGTCATTGAAGTCGCGTTGTAAGGAATTCCCGTTGGATCGGACTCTTTTCTCGCCGGCGTTCCCCCGGCCCAGGTCGGCGCGACGGTTTTGTAGAGACGTCTCGCCCAATCTCCCCAACCGCCGGCGTCGTCGGGCACGCCGGTTTCCGGCGGCGCCTCTCTCAATCCCTTGGAAATATCCGCCGTACTGGGATTCACGACCGCCAAAAGCTGATTCAACATGCTGCCGGGCGTGACCGAACTTCCGTTGAGCCAAATCAGATCGGCGACAAAACCGTGAAAATTGTCGGCGAGGTCCTTTATCGCGCCGGCGAAATCATGCATTCCGCTTCGGAAATCATCGAACGCGCGGGGGTCTTTCGAGATATCCTCGAAATCCTTCACCCATGCCGTCGTCATCGACAAAAGCGCGGCGCCGATCATGGTGATGTCCTTGCCGATCGCTTCCGAGTTGTCGGTAAGGAACTTGTCGAAGGCCTGCAGCGGCGCGGTGAGCGCCTTGGTCAAGCCGGCGCCGATGTCGTTGCCGATCGCCTGCAATTCGGAATACGTCTTGCGCCAAACGGTCATGAACGCGTTGGCGTCGGCTTCGGCTTTCGCGGGGTCGAAGCCTAGCGAATTTCGATAGGCGACGAGCTTGTCCATTTCGTCCTGAACGCCGGCGCCCATGCGCCGCTCGGCCATCATGACGTTGTCGGACATTCCGACGCGCGCGGCGTAGCCCTCGAGGATCGCCGTGCTCATGCCGCTCATGTTGGCGAGGTATTGCTTGTTGATCTCCAATTGCCCGGTTAGAGGATTGAGGCCCCATCCCATTTTGTTGATGTCGGTTACGGAGGCCGTTCCCTCGCGCAAATGCCGCGCCATGTTTTCCACCGAGGAAGACGCGTCGCCGGCGCTTACCCCCATCTTCGCCATGACGGTGACGAAATCCGAAACCGTCGCCGCCGCCGTGTTGGTGCGTTGCGCCTGAAAATACAGCCGGTCGAAGTTTTCCGCTATGTTGGAAACGCTGTCGAGAACCTTGCGCGCGACTTCTTCCAGCGCGTCGCCTAGCAGCTTCGCCTTGAGGGTCGCGCTTTCGATCGCGCCCTCGAATTGGCGTTGCTCGTTGGGTTTCGAAGACCACCCGAGCCCTACCAGAAAGTCTTTGACCGTATCGCTCATTTCTTCGCCGCAGCCCTTCGCGCCCGCGCGTCGTTCTCGGCCTTGACCGCGAGCCCTTCATTCATCAGCGCGACATCGCAAAGATCCAGGGTTCCGTCCTTCAGGCTTTCATATAGGCAGAGCTTGGCGAACACCGGGGCGAGCAACCAATCGAGATTGTCGGGAAGCCTTACTGGATCGAACGCGAGGGCGCCGGTTTCGCGCCTATCAAACTTGATAGGCTTGCGGGCAAAAAACCAGCGAACGTCTCCTGAAACACCCCTAGCGCGATGCGCAACATGAGCGTGAAGTCGAAGTTGATGTCGTCGAACATCGCGCGGCCGGCTTCCTGGGACCAAATCTTCGCCCAGCCGACTTCGCCGTCGCGCTTGCGTTCCACCGTTCCCAGGCATGCGCCGATGATGAATCTCCGATCGGGCTCCGACATTTTCGCGAGTTGCGTGGCGATCGGCGTCGCGATTTCCCCGAGTTTGTCGATCGCCATATCCTCTAGGCTCGTCAGTCCGTCCTTGCGCATCTTCATGATGAGCGGCGCCAACTCCCCGAATCCAGAGGCGAGCAAGGGGGATATCTTGGCGATGATCGCCATTTGGTCGAACGCGTTGATGCGCGAGGTCTGGCGATAGGCGCAATCGCCGATGCGGAATTCCATTCATTCCCCCCTTCAAGCCGCCGTGACCGGCAGGCCGGCGGCAAGTCCGGTCGATATGTAACCGTTCCCCAATATTTCCGAGGTCGCGATGAAGTCGAAAGCCCAGACGTTCAGCGCGCCTTCCGCCGAGTAGCCAACGTCGGTTTGTTTGATGAACGCGCCGCCGGTGCAAGTGATCGAGTCGCCGCTGATCGGATTGGTGATCGTCAGGACGTTCTGGCCCCAATACGCGCTCGACACCGCCTGATAGCGATACATCTCGTTCATTTGCGCGTTGCCGGTCGCGGTCTTGAGCAACGAGATCGTCACGCGCGAGGCGGACGACGCCTTGAGCGAGTGCATACCGTCGCCGTTGGCGCCGATGGTCATGGTGTTTTTGTCGGCGCTCATGGCGATGCGGATCGACTCGTCGGATACGCCGCCCGAGGCGATGTCGAAGGTGCCTCCGGGGCCTTTGATCGAGGCTTGGACGTCAAGGAATGAGTAAACGCCAGTCGAAATCATGTCAGTAACCTCGATATATTAGTATGGGTCAAGGTTTCACGGGTTGATCGCGAGCGCGATATTTGCCGTCTGGACGGCGCCGGCAAGTTTAGCGGCGGTCTGAAAACTGACGGAGACTCGCTCTTCTCGAATATTCTCGGGTTGTGTAGCGATTGCAGGGTAGTATATGTAGTATCCCTTGGTCAATATTTGCCCGTTGATCAATGAACCGAACCCATCCGCGTTCCATTGCCCTGGCGCGAGCAGGCCGTTGTTTACGCCCGCCTCCATCGCCACCGCTATGGTCGTCGCGATCATGTTTGATCCCGCGTCCGTCTGCGGAATCTTGGTGCCGGTCGTGTAGAGCAAATTGAACACGTCGGTCTGGATTTCGTTCTGCAACCAATCGACGCCTTGGACCTCGTCGAACCAATAGCCGTTGCTCATCTGGCCGTTCCAAATCATCACCGCGCCGTTGTTGACGATGATGTTGACGTTGCCGCCCTTGCCGATCAGCGTCGCGAATTGCGTCTCGGTCAGGTTTTCGCCCTGCAGGCCCGGCGCTTGCTTGTAGGCGAGCGTGAGGGTCGTGTTGTTGCCGGTGAAATCGACGGTGAAGCCGCGGCCGAACATGGTCGCGACCGAGTATTTGTTGTACGCCGAATACATCCAGAAAACTTTTCGATTGTTGAGCGACTGCAGG